AGGTTGCAACCATGTCCATGCTCCGTGATGGAGATTTCCTTTTTGTATTGGTCAGAGATAAGAATGGAGACTTAAAACTCCAGGGTATTGAATCTGATAGACTCGGTGACCCATACAAAACTTATACAAGCCTGGAGCTTATTGGTGGCATTCATATTGATAGGGACACTGGGGCTCCCACTGCTTATGATATTTACAATCGTAGCATTGGGGATTTCTATTCCTACCAAGTAACCATTTCAGCCAGCCAGGCATTCCACTATTTTGACCCACTCAGAATTGACCAATACAGGGGCGTGTCTGCTTTCCACACTGCCATCAATGATGCCACTGATATTTATGATATTGTAAATTTTGAAAAGCTGGCCGCAAAGGTTGCCAGTTCCCAGAGTGCAGTTGTAAAAAGATCAAACAACAACGCCTCTGACCTTAGCGCCTTAACCACAGAGGAAAACTTTGATAACCAGCAAATCAAGCTGGAATCAATGGAGTCTGGGAAGGTCAGCTATTTGGAGCCAGGAGAGGACATTATTTTCCCAGACGGCCCCAGCAGACCCAGTGGAGCCTTTGCAGAGTTTCATAAAATCTTATTGAGAAATATCTGCATGGGACTTGGAATCCCCTACTCCTTCGCTGTCGACCCATCTGCCATGTCCGGCCCAACAGCCAGGCTTGAAATGCAACAGGCTGGAAGAACTTTTAACAGATACCAAAAGCTACTTAATGATAAGGTTCTGAATCCAATCAAGAACATTGTTATTGCTGATGGTGTAGCCAGGGGAATGATCAGTGGCAATGGAGCCAAAACAACCAAGGGTATTTTTAATTTTGGAGCCAATGTTTCTATCGACCTGGGACGGGAATCTATGGCAAACATTGCAGAGTTTAAGGCCGGACTGACCACAGCAAGTTCAATCTATGCAGAGAAGGGGCTGGATGTTGAAGCGGCCTTTAGGGCAAGAGCCATTGAGACCAAGATGATTCAAGACCTGGCAAAGGAATATGGAGTTCCAGCCCAAGCGGTTTCTGAAATTCTGCTTCCTACAGGTCAGCCAGCACAGGCAGTGCAACCAGGACAAACAACCCAAGACGGCCAGCAGGTGGAAGGCCAAGAAGATGTTATTGGCCAAAGTCTCAATGGAGCCCAGGTTGCTTCTCTCATCAATGTTATCAATGCAGTGGCGGCTGGTGCATTGTCCAAGGAGGGTGCAGTTTCAGTTATTACTGCCGCCTTCCCAACCATTTCAAGGGAACAGGCCATTGGCATTGTTGCTGGTGTGCAGTCTGGAAAAATCATTCCAACCACAGAAAAAGAAAAGCAAGCCGCCCAGGATGGACAACAGGATGAAGGCCAGGGTGGGGCTCCAGTTCCAGAAACACCAAAAGCCCCAGTTGCACCTACAGGCTTAGAGGAATTGAAATGCCCACTACCAACTCAAGATGTAAAACTTAATCTTGAGAATAGGCAGACAGCAGTTGATAAAGCCAATTACGGCCCAGCAAATCCTAACGAACCCAATGAGAGCTACTGGAAAGCCAAGGCCAATGAGTTCCAGGGTGATGTTGGAACTGCAAAGAAAATGCTCTGTGGCAATTGCGCCGCATTCAACCAGACCAGCAAGTTATTGGGTTGCATTAAAAATGGAATTGGTGAAGATGCAAATGAAGTAGCACTGGGTGGGAACCTTGGATATTGTGAAATTTTTGATTTCAAATGTGCGGCCAAAAGAACCTGCGATGCCTGGATTGTTGGCGGCCCGATGACAGATAAAAAAAAACAAGCTGAACAAGCCCTATCAAGTCTAAGCCAACAAGAGCTTAAAATGCTCATCGCTGGAATGATGGGTGGCATTGAATTGGGTAAGTACGATGGCATTGATTTTACCCCTCCACAAGGAGCCAGGGAATCAGCCAAGAGGGCTTTAGATGTAAGGGAAGGGAAACCAGCCAGCCAAAAGGGCATGACGCCTGTCGGCATTGCCAGGGCTAGGGATTTAATCAATGGAGTTAAATTCTCTCCAGACACCGTCCGCAGAATGAAGGCATTCTTTGATCGCCATGAAGTCGATAAGAAGGGTGAAACCTGGGATGAGCAGGGTAAGGGTTGGCAAGCCTGGAACGGATGGGGTGGAGATGCTGGCTATTCCTGGGCAAAGAAAGTGGTTGGCCAGATGGAGTCAAGAGACAAGAACCTGTCAGACAAAAATGAGCAAATAGAACTTGCAGAAGAAAATGCAATTCTTAATCCTTGTGGAATGAAGGACGATGGAACTTTTGACGATGAGAATAGTTGTGCAAATGGCTATGGGAGGCCAAAGCTTGTTGGTGGATATAAGCCCAAACGCCCAGGTGGCAAGATTCCTCCAAAACCAACAAAACCAACACCACCACCCACAACACCTGCTCCAGTCGCAAAACCAGAAGCACAGAAGCCAACCAAGGGAGCCAAAGGGGCAAAAGCAAATGCAGAAAAAGAGAGAGCTAGGCTTACTGAAAAAATGAGTAAAGGTGGGGCAATTGTTACACTTCCAGAAAACATAGAACCATTGAAAAAAATTGAAGAAGAATATGATAATTTAATTAAAAAAGGATATGCAATCCCACCGCCAAAGAGGATTATAACAGAAACAATTACAGGAAGAACCAGAAACTCTTATGCAGTTGCTAGGGCTCAATATCTTGGAGAAAAACTAGCTGGACAACAAATCGTATTTAATAGGAAATACGACAAAGACGGTGAGGCTGGTCTGGCATTTCAAGCAGAAAAGCACTATAAATCTGGATTCTTTTCTGCAACTGATACGCTTGGGCATGAATATGCACACATTATGCACAGGGAAAAACTTACTTATGCAGAGACATTGCAATGGACGAAATCAAGATATGGGCTTGGGGCAAAGACTGCGATTGAAGCAGGTAAAAGAGTAGCAATTGCATCAAAAGTAAGCGAGTACGCAAAAGAAAACCCCATGGAGTTTGTTGCTGAAACTTTTGCTGGACACGTAAGTGGAAAGAAATATAGTTCAGATGTATATGAATTATATGATTTATTTAAGGGGCCGAAGCTAAAATGAAGCTACCACCAGGATATACACAGGAAGAGTTTAAGGATGCATTTAACGAATATCTGAAGGGGCTTTTTGGGGTTAGTGATAATGAAGAACTAGCCAGACCAGGGGCAAAGTCTGCCTCTCAGACTCCAGCCCCACCAAAGGAAAGAATCAAGGGTTCTGAGCAGAACAAGCCAGGTTCAGCGGCCACAAAAAGCACTGGTGGCAAGATTGAGATTGGAGAGGGTGCAGAGGAATCAATCAAGAACAAGCTGAAGGAATGGAAAGACAAGAACCCTGGGAAGAAAGCCCCATCCCTGGGAGCCCTAAAGAAAGTGTTCAGAAGGGGTGCTGGAGCCTACTCAACAAGCTTTAGGCCAACCATTGGTGGTGGTAAGCCCAACTCCAGGAATGCCTGGGCATTGGCCAGGGTGAACAAGTTTCTGCTTATGGCAGGTGGTGGCAAGGTGAAAGCATCCTACCGCCAGGCTGACGGCGACCTGCTTTGACATAACCTGGGCATTTATGCCCCTGCCTTTACCTAGTGGTGACGAATCCGAACAGGACTTTGTTTCTAGATTCATGGGAGATGAAGAAGCCATAAGCAAGTTCCCAGATGAAACCCAGAGGTCTGCTGTAGCATACAATACCTACAGGGATGAGGAAGAGATGGAATGTGGGGATGAGGAAATGGAAGCAAATGATTTTGGTGGAGTAAGCATTCTTGAGATTGGTGAGGCCAAAGGGCATGACTTGTTTGTGGACAAACTCAGCCTGGAGAAGGCAATGGACATCATGAAACAGGCTCCCAATGGAGTTAAGGTCAAGATGAACCACGGCTCTGGATTGGATGCGGTCGTGGGCTTTGCAAGGAATGCTAGGATTGAGGGCAATAAGCTGGTTGCAGACCTAAAGCTTTTGAAGAGTAGCCAGCATTATGGATTGATTAAGGAAATGGCAGATGAGGCTCCAGACCAGTTTGGAATCTCCCTGGCATTTGTGAATGAGAGTGAGTCAATCAATGGCAAAGACTACATCAGACCCCAAAGCATTGCCTCTGCTGACCTGGTATCTAGCCCAGCGGCAACCAATGGATTGTTTGAGGAAATGATTAAGTTCATGGAGAAAGTAAAAGAATTAAGATGTTGGGATGGTTACAAGCCAGCAAAAGGCTCCAAACCCTATGAACCAGGTTCTTGCGTAAAAGCAGAAAAGAAACTCGGCTATATGGCCGGAGGAAAGCCAATCCCCATTGACCTGCCCAATGCAGTTGTTGAAGGTGATGGTTTGACAAAACAAGGAGAAGCAATGGAAAATAAAGAAGGTTATGATTATAAAAAGGATATGGATGAAATTAAAGTTCGCCTATCCGCCCTTGAGGATTCTATGAAGCCCAAGGATGAAATGAAAAAAGACGAAGTAGTTAAGGACGATACCAAGAAAGAGGAAGTTGTCCAGGCTCAAGAAGCCCCCACTATTGTTGTTGAAAAAGAAGACGAAGAGGAAAAGGAAGATGAATCTGAGATGTCAGAAGTTGTTAAAAAAGTTCTGACCCAGTTTGGCATCAAGCCCATTCCTGCGTCACCTGCTGTTGAGGTTGCTCTTGAAAAGAAAGAGGAGCCAAAGAACTTTGAAGCACTTGTTTCTGCTCATGCAGAATATAAGACTTCGAAGCTGAAGGCCATGAAGGCCGTCATGCTTTCCAACCCCCAAGAATATGCTGAGGCTCTTAGCCGTGGCATTAAGAACATCTAACAAAAAGGATAAATATAAATGAGTACGCAAATTGATAGTGGGTATCGGACTTTCTCAACATCGTCCGCTATCTCAGCTTATCGCATGGTTCAGCCTTCTACGACCACTGCTGGTGGTGTTGATGTGGCTGTTACTGGTGCGACCAAAGCTATTGGTTCAACCCTAGAAGATGTGGCCGCTAATGGTTATGTGACCGTGAAGCTGTTTCATCCTACTTTCTTCGCAACCGTGAGTGGCGTGGCCGCTGTGGGTGATGTGATGAAATTCGATGCCGCTGGCCAGGTTACGACCTTGGCGGCAAACCTTGTTACTGCTGGAATTGCATTGGAAGCCGCTACTGCGACTTCTGCTGTAATTGAAATTGCAGTGCCAATGTTCTAACCCATAACCAAGAAAGAATAATAATACAATGAGTTTTATTTCTGGTGGCACAACCGTAAGAGCCGATATCAACCAGGCGTTGATCGAGGCTCCTAATGCTGAAACTGGCTTGATCGGAGCAGAGGTTCTGCCTTTGCTTCCTGTCCCTGCCAAGAGCGGCCAATATCTCAAAGTTCAGCTTGCACAAGCTGACCTGTTGAACAATGATTCTAAACCCCGTGGAGCCTCTTCTGACTATGCCCGTGCTGTTCGTGCGTTTGGTACTGATACCTACGATACGATTGAGTATGGCCTCGAAGAGCTAATTGATGACGGTTTCCGCGCAGATGCTGACCGGTTTTTTGATCTCGAAGCATCGTCTGCCCGCTTCCTCCTCCGCCAAATCAAGCTTGGCCATGAGAAGCGTGTAAGCGACATTCTGTTTGCTGGCACAACCCCATTCACAACTGCTGACCAGAGTGCAATCTCTGCCTACACCACTGCAAATCTTGCAAACATTGATGTGGCTGGTGACGTTGCTGGTGCTCGCACTGAGTTGAACAAACTTGGTTATGAAGCCAACACAATCATCATGTCTGCCCCTGTGTTTGAGCGTATCCGCCGCACAACCAAACTCCAGAACCAGTTCTTTGGTGTTGTTTCTGACACCAAGGGCCGTCTCCTGGCAGAAGCTGAAATCGCCGCCGCCCTTGGGGTTGAGCGGGTTTTGGTTGGTCGGGCCGCAATTAACTCTGCTAACAAGAATAAGACCTACTCTGGTGGGTTCATTGTTCCAAATACGCAGATCATTGTTGCCAATGTGCAGAGTGGTCAGTTCACTGCTGGTGGAATTGGTCGTACCCTGGTGTGGTCGGCTGATGCCCCTGGTGGTTTTGTTTCTGAAAGCTATCGTGATGAAGCCCGCCGTAGCAATGTCCTCCGTGTTCGCATGAACACCAGCGAGAAACTGATTGATGCTAATGCGGCCGTCCGCATCACCACAAGCTTCGCCTAAAGACTGCGTTGGTGTGTTCCTTGTGGGGGCTGGAGGGATAAAACCTTCCAGCCCCTACTTTTTTGAATAACTAAACACATTTAATTGACATCCTTGTTGCAGTTAGAAATCCTATTCAAGTGAAATATCCTATATCCGTCTATCTGATCGCTGGAAATGAAGAAGCCTATATTGCCAGGTGCTTGGAGTCATTTAAGCCGATGGCAGAAGAGTTTATTGTTTGCATCTCTAGGGGGAACCTTGAGGCAGACAAAACAGAAGAAATTGCATTGGCTCACGGTGCTAGAATTGTTCATTATAAAAATAAAAACACTAACTGGAATCATGTAGATGACTTTGCCTCTGCCAGGAATACTGCCCTGGAGGCTTGCAAAAATGAATGGGCTTTGTGGGTGGATGCTGATGATGTGATGCAACCAGGGGCAGAAGCCCTGGTAGATGATGCCATTGAAGAGGCAAACAAAAGGGGGGCAGATTTAGTTGCATTCAGATACGATGTCCAAAATGCTGGACTTATACCATTAAGAGAAATGGCTAGTAGAAAAGGCAAATGCAAATGGAAGAACAGGGTTCATGAAGCTTTAATTTCCAATGAGCCAGATAAGCTTTTTGGGGTGGATAAGGTAATTAGGATTCACAAGCCCCATGGATATAAAAAGGCATCAGCAGACAGAAACCTTACAATCCTAAAAGACACCCTGGAGCCAGCCCCAAACTCTCTATACTACACCCAGCAAGAACACTTCCTTTCTATGAACTGGGAGAAGTGCCTGGAGTTTGGAGAAATGGCTTTAATGTTCAAAGACCTTGAGGACACATTAAGATATGATGTTCTTTGCAATATGGGCAGATGTGCAAAGCCAGAGAACAGGCTGAAGTATCTTGGGCAAGCTATTACCCTCCAGCCAGACAGGAGAGAAGCACACTACTGGACAGCATTGGAATATGCTGGAAGAGGCCAATGGATTAAAGCCTGGGGTTCTGCCAGGGCGGCCATGAGCCTACCTAGACCATCCTCACATTACTGGAACCAAGTTGAGGCAATCTATGGTTGGCAATCAATGGACTTATATGAGACTGCTTCAGCTTGTGTGGGCAAGGCAGATGAAGTTGCAAAGATGAAGAAGATAAAGCCAGCCCCCAGAATTACCCTGGTTCATGCAACCAGGGGAAGGCCACAGGTTGCCTGGCAAAGAAGGTTCCAATGGCTTTCATTGGCTGAGAAACCCCTGGAGGTTGAGTGGTTATTCATGGTTGATCACGATGACCCCACAGACTATACCCCCCACCAAGCCATTCGATGCAATCCTGGTGGCATTATCAATGCCTGGAACCATGGGGCAAAATTGGCTAATTCAGACATCATTGTGCAAATGTCCGATGATTGGGCTCCACCAAGGCACTGGGATGCCTCTATTTGCTCTTTAATTGGCTCTAAAAACAGCGATCAAGTGCTGGCCATATCAGATGGCTATAGGTCAGACAAGCTACTCTGCATGGCTATTATAAACAAAAAGAGGCTTGAAACCCAAGGGGGGTGGCTATTCCATCCAGATTACCAGGATTCCGATGGGCTGTATTCAGACAATGAGTTCACAGAAAGAGCCTATGCCGACCAAGTTGTTATTGAGGCAAAGGACTTGAAGTTCTCCCATGAAAACCCAATCCACACTGGGAAAGAGGCAGACCAGCAACTTGTTCACCACAACAAACCAGAATTTTATGATAAAGGAAAGGCCATCTATGAAAAACGCAAAGCCGATAATTGGATGTAGAAAACAAAAAGGGGGAGAGAATACCAAGGGGCTTGGTATAATTAGATTCGGCAAGTCTCGCCCCGACCCCACCAAGTATGTGAAGGTTGATATTACCTATGACGAAAAAGCAGAGAAAGATTTGTATGAGTGCGGGATGATTGCGTTGAAGCACGACAAGGAAGCAGTTATTCAATATGTGATTGTGAAGGCTCTTACTGGATACGCAAAGTGCAAGAAATAAGCATCCACGACCCCTTCGGCCAAGCCCTTGCAAAATATAGCGAGGGGCTTGAGGTTGGGCTAGAGATCGGGGGAGGAACTGGGGACGGCTCGACTCAATGTATTAGAACCAAAAAGCTATTCAGCATTGAGAACCACCCAGACCGCATAGGCCGTCACTCGATGAACCTATCTGCAAGGGGGGGTGTTGCCATCAATGGCACAGCAACCCTATCAAAGCTCTGGATGAACAAGAACGACATCGAGGAATTTTATCGAACCATCAAAACAAATCTCAACCAATACCCGCTCGAAACAGTTCTGGGCTGGCACAATGTCTGCCTAGAGACCGCCTTTCCATATTCAACCAACGCCATCGAGGACATCCACTTTGAGCATAATGTAGACTTTAACTTTGTGTTGATTGATGGCTCGCCTTTTTCTGGTGAGGCCGAACTCCGTTGTGTCCGTCCCTTCCTAGCAGAGAAGGCAATCATCGCATTGGACGATGTGAACGATATTAAGAACTGGGCAAACTACCACAAGCTCAAGGGATTTGCTAAACTTCTTTGGGAAGATTGGTCGGTTCGTAATGGTGCGGCCATATTTCAGCTATGAAGCACATATATGAGGATGAATGCTTTGGAGAACAATGCTGGATAAAACAATGCTGACCATTTTCACTATTGTCCTCAACGGAATGCCATACATTGAGAGGCATCTAGCAGAGTTTCAAAAGCTAAAGATTCCATGGCAGTGGAGGATTGTAGAGGGAGTTTCAGAACCACTTGGATGCACTAGGTGGTGCAAGCAGGTTCCAGATAAATGGCACAAGAACTTTGTGAGTGTGGATGGAACCCATGAATATCTAAACAGCATTAAAGAGCCCAATGTTGCAGTCTATTGGCAAGCTAAGCCATTCCCAGGAAAGTTGGCCATGATTAAAGAGGCTTTGAGTGGAGTTGAAAAGGGCGTGGTTATGGAAGTGGATGCTGATGAAATTTGGAGGGCAGATCAGCTTGATGCAATCTACGGGCATTTGAAGGGCTGTGAAGAAGGCAGGGCAATGCAGTTCCATTGCAATTACTATGTTGGACAGAATAAAAAGGTTGTGACCAGGGAGGGCTTTGGCTCCAACTGGTATGAGTGGTTTAGAGCCTGGAAATGGGGAAAGGGCATTGAGTTTGTTAGCCATGAGCCACCCAAGCTAAATGTGAATGGGCTGATGATTCCCAGGGGAATGACAGAAGCCTGGGGCTTAATCTTTGAGCATTTTGCCTATGCAACCAGGGAACAGGTGCAGTTTAAGGAGGATTTCTATGGCTATAAGGGGCTGGTTGAGGGATGGGAGAAGCTACAACAAACCACCAGCCCAGTTAGATTAAGAGATTATTTCCCATTCATAACAGATAAGAGCGTTGTTGATGATTCAGCCTAGAACAATCAAATACAGCCAAAGGCTTGGAGATGTGCTTAGATGCCTTCCGGCTTGTAAGTATTTGGCAGATCAAGGGCATGAGGTGTTCTTTGATTGCTTTGCCCAATATCATGGCGTCTTTGAAATGGTTTCTTATGTGAAGGCTGGCCACGGGCAGGGGCTTGTGATTGACCTAGAGATTTGGCCAGCCAGATATGAGGAATACAGGAAATCAAAAAAGGCATGGCATGACTTTGTGTATTCCCATCATTCTATTAAGGATGCAGACAGAGCAAACATTGTTTTAGACAACCTAGATAAATCACCAGCAGAAGGACTTCCAGTAGAGTTTAATCTTGTTGCACCATTTGGCATTAGCCAGGGGGACAGGAGGAACCCTGTTGAGATTATTCAAGATGCAGTCAGTGAATTAGGCACTGATAATACAATCATTCTATGCCCACCAGGCTCCCTTCAAATCCATGGCATCAGAACCTATACAGCACCAACCA